AGTACGAGCCGTCGAAACTCCAGGAAATCCGGAAGTTCGGCGGCTCTGAAGTTTATGCGCGATTGGTCGCCATGAAGTGCCGTGGCGCTTCTTCTCTATTGCGTGATGTTTATCTGGCTCCGGATCGTCCTTGGGGCATCGCCCCCACGCCCGACCCGGAAATTCCCCAGACCATCGTCGACAGCGTCACTATGCTGGTTCAGGTCGAAGTCCAGAACCAAGCTATGATGGGCGGACAACCCCCGGACGCGAACGCGATCCGGGATCGTACGCTGCAGTTGATGGGCGCCGCGCGTCAGGCCGCTAAAAAGCGCGCCACGGATCAGGCGCAGGTGGCGGAAGAGAAGATCGACGAGATGTTGATCGCCGGCGGCTTTTATAAAGCGCTGAGCGAGTTCATCACCGATCTGCCGCTCTTCCCGTTCGCCTGCATAAAAGGCCCGGTCGTCCGGATCGTTCCCCAAGTCACATGGCAAGAAGGTCAGGCGGTTATCACGCAAGAGCCCAAGCTCTTCTGGAACCGCGTGTCGCCGTTTGACATCTGGTGGACGCCGGGAGTGTCTGACATTGAAGACGCAGCAGTCATCGAAAAAACTCGCGTTACTCGCGCTGATCTCAATGATCTTCTTGACCTGCCCGGTTATAATACTCAGGCAATTCGGACTGTTCTTGATGATTATGGTCGTGGTGGTCTGGCTGATAACTGGGACAGCACGGACAGCGAACGAGCCATAATGGAGAGCCGTGAAAACCCGCAGATGAACCGCTCGGGTATGATTACGTGCTTGGAGTTCCACGGTAACGTACAGGGCCGCGTCCTGCTGGAAAACGGCATGGACGAGAGCCAAATCCCTGATCCGCTGCGCGACTATTTCGTGCAGGCTTGGATGATCGGGCAGTACATCATCAAGGTCCAGATGGCCCCGTCGCCGCGCAAGCGGCACCCATACTTCATTACGTCGTTCGAGAAAGTGCCGGGTACGCCGGTCGGTAACGGCTTGCCCGACATCCTCTCAGATATTCAGGAAGTGGCGAACGCCTCTCTGCGTTCGCTGGTCAACAACCTGTCTATCGCCTCCGGCCCGCAAGTCATCGTCAACGATGACCGTCTGAGCCCCGACGAGGACGGAGAGCAGCTCTACCCGTGGAAGCGCTGGCACGTTCAGAGCGACCCGATGGGTAACAACGGGCAAGCGCCAATCGATTTCTTCCAGCCGAACTCCAATGCCCAAGAACTTCTGGCGGTCTATACGGCGTTCAATAATCTGGCTGATGAGCTGTCGGCGATCCCGCGCTACATGCAGGGACAGAACGCTGGTGGCGCCGGGCGCACGGCGTCTGGTCTTGCGATGCTCATGGGCAACGCCAGCAAAATCCTCCAGACAGTCGCGGCAAATATTGACCGTGACGTTCTGGAGCCGCTGCTCCAGCAGCTCTTCGATATGCTCATGCTCACGGACCAGTCAGGCTTCCTCACCGGTGAGGAGGAGATCAAAGTCCTCGGCGTGAATGTCGCGGTACAGCGTGAAACGCAGCGCGCACGTCAACTTGAATTTTTACAAATTACCGCAAATCCCATCGACGCTCAGCTAGTCGGCCCGAAGGGCAGGGCGGAAGTTCTCCGCGCCGTCTCTCAGACTATTGGCCTCGATGGCGAGAAGATCGTCCCGACGGACGACGAACTCAACACGATGCAGCGTCAGCAGGCCGCCATGCAGCAACAGCAGCAAGCCGCGGCGCAGGCTCAGGGCGCTCAGGCGCCGAAGGGCGGCAACGCAACACAGGACATGGGCCCCCGCACAAATATCGCAGGCGGGGTTCAGTAGTTAGGCAGAGGAGAGTGGTTATGGCTGATGGAAAGTTTGCCAAAGGCGGTTCGGGCAAAATGTTTGGGAAGATGTCGACCGGTACGCAGAAGCCGGGCCAGACGGCTCAGATGGGCCGTGGCGGCAAAGAGTTCCCTAAAGGAGGCGCCGGCAAGATGTTCGGGCAGCAGTCCGCTGGCCCGCAGAAAGCTGGCGTGACGTCGCATGAAGTTGGTTCCTCTGGGGATTTTGCTAAAGGCGGCGGCGGCCGCATGTTCGGAAAAGGTAGCGCCCGCGTTGCTGAAGGCGGACGTACCGCCAAGTCCTCCAACTAAGAGGCCGCCATGAAATCCAAGAAAGTCCAGCGCGGCAAAGCAGAAATGCTTCCCAGCCGCCACTCTCGCTCGGAGCTGACTGGTGGTGATCCGGTGCAGCGGTCGATGAACAACTACGCCAAGAAGACCCCCTCTGGCCCGAACGCCAACGGCATGAACTTCTTGGGTATGAGCATGATGGGTCCGCGCATTAAATGAGTGATCGCGACCTGATTTTGAAAGCGGCCAACTTAGCAAGACGAGCCCCCCAAGACTGGGAACAGTTCATTGGGGCGCTCAAAATTTACACCGATATTCGACGTGATCAATGTGTCTCGTCGCCGGTTGACACACTCCAGGTAGCCCAAGGCCGAGCGCAACAGAGCGCTTCGCTCCTTCGGTTGCTTGAAGAGTGTGTGAAAACTGCCGACCAGATGACGGAGAAAAATAGATGAGTACTGATGCTGTTGCTGTGACTGACCCGAACGTGAAAATTCCCGACGCCGTGAAGGCTGCAGGCGCCCGTGCAGAAGAGGCTCACAAGGCCATGTACGAGCAGAAGGAAGCCCCGAACGGCGACGAGGTTAAGGGCGAAGGGCAGGGCGAAGCCCCTCCCAAACAGGAGCCATCAAACGGCGAACGCTTTACCTCTGAGGTACAGAACGGCGACTACAGCAAGCAGCAGACCCAGCCTCCTGCGGACGAGCAGTCTTGGGAGCATCGCTATAAATCCATGAAGGGCCGATACGACCGCGCCGAAGCGCAGGTCCGCCAGCTCTCTGAGCGCATCGCCTCGATGGAAAGCGTCATTGTATCTATGCAGGCGGCGCCCCCGCCGACCGCGCAGCAGTCGTTTAACGACGCCCCGTCTTCCTCGGTTAAACTGCTGACCCCGGAAGAAGAGAGCGATTACGGTACGGAGTTCCTTTCGGTCATAGGTAAAAAGGCTCGCGAAGAGCTGCTGCCTGAAATCCAGAAGCGCGATAACGAGATCGCCCGCCTCAAATCACAGTTGAATGGTGTCGGCGGTTATGTTGAGCAAAGTGTAAAGAAGTCTCTCGAGGCGACGTTGACTGACGCGTTACCTAATTGGAGAGAAGTAAACACAAATCCCGATTTCTTGTCGTGGCTAAAGTTGCCAGATACTTATTCTGGTGCTATACGACATGGATTGTTGAAAGCTGCCTACGAGCGGAACGATGCCCCTCGGGTACTAGCTTTCTTCCGAGGCTTCCTCGCTGAAGAGGCTGCCGTGAACCCCGCTAATCGCGGGCCAGACATTCCGAACGGCGCAACCGTTCGTCCGAAAGTCTCGCTCGATGAATATGCGGCGCCAGGCAGAGCCAAGACTGCAGCGGCATCATCCGCCCCTGCTGAGAAGCCGTACTTCACACGCGCCGAAATCTCTAAATTCTACGCCGACAGTGCTGCGGGTCGATACCGCGGTAAAGAGGCGGAGAAGGACCGTATCGAAAAGCAGATTTTCGCTGCGGAACGAGAAGGGCGCATAAAGTAAACCTTCTCTTCTGGGAGCCGACAGATGGCTTTTCCGATTTCAGGTGCGGGGACAACGCCCCCGCTTTATCCGGTAAATGGTACCCCGAACGCCCTTCAGGCGACTGGCTTTATCCCCGAGATATGGTCAGGAAAACTCGTAGAAAAATTTTACGCGTCGACCGTCCTTTCGGCTATCTCCAACACTGACTATCAGGGTGAGATCGCCAATCAGGGTGACAAGGTCATCATCCGCACGAAGCCGACCATCGCGATCAAGAAGTATCTTGCCGATGGCGACCTCGAGATCGACCGCCCGAACGGCGACCGCCTCGAGCTGCTGATCGACCGCGGCAAGTACTTCAACCTGATCCTCGACGACGTGATGGAAGTCCAGTCGGACCTCAACATCCTGTCGATGTGGTCTGACGATGCCGCCGAGCAGTTCAAGCTGCACGTCGACACCGACGTTCTGGCGAACATGGTTGATAAGGCCGCCGCCCAGAATATGGGTGTGACGGCTGGCGCTATGTCTGGCACGATCAACCTCGGCACCGTTGGCGCTCCGCTGGCGACCGTGGGTCGTGATCCGGCCGCTGGTCAGGTCGAAATCCTCGACGTTCTGCTCCGCATGGGTCAGGCGATGGACGAGCAGAACATCCCGGAGACGGGTCGTTGGGTCGTCATGCCGACTTGGGCCGCTACGCAGATCAAGCGTTCGGAACTCCGTCAGGCGTACCTGTCGGGCGACAGCATCACCATGCTGCGCAACGGTCGTCTCGGTATGGTTGACCGGTTCACGCTCTATGTGTCGAACCTGCTTCCGACCGCTGCTACCCCGAGCGACGTGTTCGATGGCGGCTCTAACCCGCTGTCGGCCGGTACGAACGTGATCTACGCTGGTCACGCTCACGGCCTGACGTTCGCTTCCCAGTTCACGAAACTGGAAACCATCCGCAGTGAGCGCACCTTCGGTACGCTGCTTCGCGGCCTGCAGGTCTATGGCTACAAGGTCATCGACGGCAAGGCGCTCGTGCAGGCAGTCGTTACGCAGGGTGGTGCGTAAGTAATTACCTCAACGGTAATCACTATGCGGAGAGGGTGGTATGGCGCTTGAGACAGTCGCAGATTATTTGCGGGAAAGCCGCATACTGCTTCAGGACTTTGTGGCGCCCTACCGCTACCCCGATGAAGCACTTCTTCGGGCGCTCAACATGGGGCTTCAGGAGGTTCGT